GTAGGTAAGATTGTGTTTGGTGCTGGCGGTACTGCTGCTTGGCTACATCATATGGCTAAGAAGGATGTTAAGGGCGATGACCTTTATCATAAATATACGCAAGAAGAGCTTGCGACATCCAAGCGTCATCTCAAGCTTGTCAGTAAACACCTCTCACCGCAACAGCAGAAAGAAGCCAGAGGCTATGCGCGACAAAGTATTAGACACGATCAGCGCCTGGTCAAGAGAGCAGCAGCTCAGCTGGCCCTGTCCCAGAAGATTGTAACAAGGACCGCAAAGTTGGCTCGATTTGCACCGCCCTTGATGATTGCTGGTGGTCTAATTGAAATAGCTGCCCGCAGTAAACACGTTCAAGCAGAACTAGAGCACATTATGGGCGATGTACGTCAAGTATCTGGTGTAAAAGCCAAAACCGGTGCATTGTTTCATCACATGTTCAATCATGTAAAGAGGAAGTAATGGCTCAAGTCAACAATCCGGAAGGTATTAACCAATACACCGGAAATAGACGTTCCATTAGACAGACCGTTGGCTTTGCGGCCAGAGCAGTCAAGAAAGAGTTCAGTGCCGATCCCAATAATGTAGGCAAAATTCTCTTTGGTGCTGGTGTAGCTGCACACTTAGTTTCAGGAAAAGCTAGAAAAGCCTTCAAAGAAGAACGGACCATGAGTCTAATAGAACGAGAGATGGTCCAGGACGAAGTCAAGGGCCTTAGCCGTAAGACTAGACGCGCTGCCATGAAAGAATGGAAGGATGCGTCTACTCACGATATGGCTCAAGTCATGAAGAAGTACAGCAAGCTGACCAGATTGGCGCGATATGCACCTCCTTTGATGGTGGTCGGCGGTCTTGTCGAAATAGCTTCTCGCAGCAGACATGTCCAGGCTGAACTAGAACACATTGTGGGCGATGTACGCCAAGTATCCGGTGTGAAAGCTAAAACCGGTGCTCTGTTTCATCACATGTTCAACCATGTAAAGAGGAAGTAATGGCTCAAACAAACAATCCCGAAGGCATTAACCAGTGGACTGGTAAGGCCAAGGCGAAAATGAAGCAGGCTGGTGCCATTGCACGCACTGTTGGCCTGCGCGTCAAATCGGCTGCCGGTAAAGCTGCTCACGCTACGGCTGTCGGCGCTGTCTCTGCCAAGAACGAGATCGGTCGTCGGGCAAAGCGTGGTGCTTTCCAGGCCACCGATCCATCCATCGGTATCAAGAAAGAAGCACGTCTGGCCAACATGAAGTCCATGGGGAATCGTGCCAAGTCAGATCGCACTCGCGCGCGTGTTACCGGCGCTCTCCATATGGCGAGCAAGAGTACCACTCGTAAGCGTGTGGCAGCTGCCAATGTCAAGTTGGCTGCCTCGAAGGTCGGTGCCGGGTATGCCAGGGCTGCCAATGTGGGTACACGGGTTGGTCGCTTTGTCAACTCGATGGCTCACAGCACCATCGCGAACAAGTCCGAGTCCGGTCGTGGTCGTCACCCTCCTGGAATGACCCATACCCTGTCCGCAGGTGACCAGGCTCTGATGGCATCCACTGCTGCCGCTCACAAGCGTCACAAGATGCCGGTGTTCAAGCAGGATCCCAGGAACCGTTAAATATTTCCCACTCAAAGTTGAACTGCCGTAGTGGTTCAGCGAGGCAAAATGAACGCAAACACAGAATTGTACGATAAGACGTTAGATAGAGCAGCCATGATCCGTTTATACGAAAGGCGCGTGTCCGGTAAGATTTCCCTTATCCTGGACGGGCATACTGTGCGTGTAGATAAGCTGATCAGGGATGCCGAGAAGACAGAAAAGGGCTTCAGGAAGCTTCAGGAAGCCATTGACCAGGATATCCGCAAGACCTACACCGATGCTTTCCGTGTGAGTAAGAAGAATCTGCTGGAATTCGCGGATGACCAAAACTCTTACACATATGGAAACATGGAAAGAATTTTTGGACGTGCGGTAGACATTAAACCGGTCCCGCGCGCGATCCCCGAGGAAATTGTACTACAGCGTCCCTTGTACCAGAATAAGACCCTGGAAGCAGGCTGGCAAGGCGTCGCCATCAGTGGCAAGAAGAAAATTGAGTCCATCATTCGCCGTGGTATCGCTGAGAGTATGGATGTTGAGGACATAGCCAAGGAAGTTGAACGCTCTGGCTATAATCTCTCCCGTGCTCAATCACGTACCCTGGTTGTGACCAGTATCACCAGTGTTCAGTCTCAGGTAGACCAGGAAGTATACGCAGCCAACAAGAAGTACATCGAAGGCTGGCAGTATATTGCCGTACTTGATGCTCGAACCTCAGAATTATGTGCTCACCGCGATGGTACCATCTATCCTGCTATTGATGTGGAACATTTACCTCCCGCCCACTGGCACTGCCGCTCAACCACTTGTCCAGTATTTAAATCATGGGATGATATGGCCTCCCTGGAGAGTGTCGCAGCTGCACGGAGACGTAACCTTGAAGGTATGTCGCCGAAGATGAAGTCCTTCTATGATGGTCAAACACCTATGCGTGAGAGCTATGATGAATGGCTCCGCAGACAACCAACTGACGTACAACTAAAGCATCTCGGGGATTATCAGAAGCTAGATCTTTTCCGATCTGAACAGTTGAAACTTAAACAGTTCACAAATGCTGAGGGGAACTCAATTGGCATACGGGAACTCCGCTCGCTGTCAGATAGTGGCTACGCGTTACCGAACGACACTCGTCGATTCGCATTGGCCAAGGAGAAATTGGACGCAATGCAACTCGGAGCCGTCACACCGGATGACATCATCCGCAACGCGACGCTTACTAGAACACTTAAGGATTATTACATACTCCAGGGGACCGAACTAGATGGTACCCTGTCTCTAACCAACTACCGTGGCACTCTCATAGGTGTCAAGAAGGCAGTGAAGAACCGCGTCCTGACCAGTCCTCCCCGTGAAGACCAGTTGATCTTCAATCCAATCACGGGTCGTTATCAGGATGTACGTCTATATCAGCCCAACGCAGCCATCTTCCAGAATAATATGCGACTGGTCCAGGAGAGCGATAAGCTATTGCCACGAGACAAGAAGTTCATCACGGACTTCGTGGATTCCCTGGATGGTAGTCTTGGCATGAACGAAAGAGCCGTCATCACAGACAACCTCCGTATTATCTTCGGACGCTTCCGAGAGAATGGTCAACTGTGGGATAACTTCAAAGGTGTGGTCCAAGGACAGATTAAGTTTGATGTGATGAATGTGTCGGACTTCATCGAAACGCAGATTCGCAAGGACACGGACTTCCTCAAGAAGCTGTCGCAAGATAACTTCCTGGATCCTATCCTGGGACCTGTCCAGATGCAGGACTTGCATGATAAGTTCATATCGAACATCATGGCCCGCAATAAGTGGGAAGATAAGGTGGCTCCCAAGATCTCAGAGGAGCTACGCGATTTCTTCGATCGCAGCATTCCTCGGTTATGGAAGGGTAAGCCCTTCTATGAGCGCCTGTCTGACTCCAATCTGCAACAGTTCTACCTGCGATTCGCTCATCGGCTGTCCCTGGCTGATATGCCTGACCGAGATAACTTCGCAGTGGGCCTGGGGCGTGACCTATTCAACCTGGCCAACATCAATGGTCGCCGAAATGACTGGTACAATCTGGGCATGAAGCTCCTGAACAATAACCAAAAATTTTTCGACATAGAGACTTTCGGTACTCAGAAGCGGCGCATGAAGAGTCGTATTGGTGGGAAGTATTTTGGTCCCTACTACGATACTATCAGTTATAACATACGTGTTACTGATCCGCGTATCCAGGAGTACGCCAAACTCAACCGGTCTATAGATGTCGGTCTACGTGTGGGGGTCACCACCGGCAAGAATAGGCTGATTTTCAGAGAAGGCTACAAGACCTACTGGATAGATCGTGGCGTATTGGGCTTCGAGGACACTCGTATACCCATTGTCAGTAGCTTTAGTGAGTTCCCTGAGGAATTCATCGACAAGCGTATGGTCAACGCGCTCAATTGGGCAGCGAAGACTGAGTATAAGATCGATCCTGAGTACTATGACTTCACCAGGAATCTCCTGGACTTTACCGATGACCGTGGACGTGCTGAATTCTACCATGAGCGTAACGAGTTTCGTAAGTTCCTGGCCAGTCGCAGCGATTCCTATGAACGTATTAAGTCCATGCAATGGTTGAAGGAAGGCGATAAGTCTTTCAGCAATCATCCCTTCATTGACTATCGCGGGCGCGTGTATGACCGAGGCTTCATCAGCCCACAGGCCGGTGAGACCTACCGTCCCTTCCTAAACAGTGCTGCCGAGAAGTCCATGGGTGTGGAAGGCTACAATGCTTTCCAGGACCAGGTGGGTAGCTTCCTGGGTGGCCTTAGTGACTACTTCGAAGGTCGTATGGACAGTCTTACCATCACCGGTCGTCAGAAGATAGCTAAGAAGTGGCGTCCTGACCTAATCAAGATTGGTAATGCTATTCTACGTAATAAGCCTGCTGACATTCGGTTCATTCTGGAGAATAATGTGGCATCCAAGGTGGATGGCGAAGAGCTATCCAAGTTCTATCGCTTGGCCATGGAAACGGCCAAGATCGATCGATACCTGGGTGGTAAGTACACTGACCTGGCTAAGCTCAAAGACTACAAGACCGGGCTGGCCATGGAGCAGGACGCTTCCTCATCTGGTGCTCAGATTATTGCTCTAACGACTCGTAACAAGGCTCTCGCGGAATTGTCTAATGTTGTTCCGACCATGGGCAAGAAGCGTCTCTATGACGAGATTGCCAACGCCACCTACAACGATCCACGTTTCCGTAAGCTAAACAAAGAATTAAACCTTACGGAGAAAGATCTACGAAAGGCAGCCAAGGCACAGAACATGGTCTCTTTCTATGGAGCAGGTGAGCGTACCGGAGCACTTAATGTGGAAGGTAAACTGGCCAAGATCCTGGAAAAGGATAAAGATGTTCTCGTGGTCAAGGCCTCTGAACGTGACCAGGTACTCGGTGAGATCAGTGCTCAAGCAGCGCGTTACCAGAAGATTGATCCTCAAGCTTCAGAAGACCTACTTGCACTGCGTGATGATGTCAAGGACATATTCAATAAAGGCATGGATCCAGGCGATGATATCATGGATGCTCTATACTTCCTTGATCCTAAGACCTTGGACCTGGTCGAGAAGTTGTCTATGGCCTACGACAAGATCGTCACACCTAATGACTTTAAGTCCATTGCCACTATTATGTCAGAACATATGGCCGAACGTGTACCCGTCCTGAAGACCTACACCCGTTTCATGGGTCGTCTGGCCGAGGACTTCCTGAAAGAAGCCAAGCCGTCCAAGGCCGACTTTGATTGGAAGACCATCGGCAAGCTGTCGATCCGTGGTCCCAAGGGCAAGAGCTTCGTACTGCCGGATAAAGTGTCCCAGGTACTCGGTCTGAAGGCTGGTGAACCCGTATCCGAGAAAGTACTTAAGCGCTTCGGCTTCTGGCGTCCCAATGGCAACCTGGATCAAATTATCTATGGAATAGACTCTCCGGAAGCACGTAGGACCGGTGCCAATTACTTCAAGACCGAAGTGACTGGTGATGGTATCGAGTTCTTCTATGCCAATAAGCTTCCTAAGAGTTGGACTAATGTACCAAGCAAGAACTTCGACGGTAAGGTCATCGAGCAACACTTTACGCAGACATTTGAAGAGCGCTTAGCTTATCGTAATCCGGACGGTACGTGGTCAGTGAATATCTTGCAAGTACCTCAGAAGACGGAGGCTACATGGTGGGAACAGCTGATTAACAAATCGGGGAAGATCAATGATATCGCAGACTCGGGAAAAGCTCGCACTGCTTACGGTGTCAATACTAACCATAGTAATGATGCTGTTATTGTCAAACGCTTTCTTGAATGGGGTCGCAAGAATGGTATCGGAACTTCTACAGTACATGACGCCTTCTTTACCAACATAGCCGACATGATGCCGTCACGTGAAGCCTTACGTGGCATCTATGCTGAGCTGGCAGAAACAAACATCATCAAAGATACCCTTGACGAGATGAAAGCTCGTGGACTCCCCAACGCTCTATATAAGCAGTACCTCGAAGAAGCTACTGACATTGGTCTTATACCCGTGCCTGGTAAGTCGAAGATAGGTGGGAAAACTCTAACGGAAAAAGACATTCTGCGTGCAGAAGATATTCTGGAAGAGCTTTCGGGCCGTTTAGATGATGATCGGGCATGGTACGGAGTTGGATAGTTCCCGTTAGCTTAACCCGTAGGATCGTTCGGATCCCTGCGGACTATTTTCAATGAATGCCGTGCATTCGCCAAATGAGCTGTGCTCAAGGGTAAAACATGACTCCTGAAGAAGAAGCCGCTGCGAACAAACTTGCCGCGGATGAAGCTGCCAAGAAAAAGACAGAGGAAGAGCTTGCTGCGTCTGATCTGTTCAAACAGACCGTACAGAAACAGGTTGATGAACAGCTGAAAGAAATCAAAAGCAAGCTAGACAATGTCTACACTGACCGTGACGACCTCAAGAAGAAGTTGAAAGAGAAGGAAGATGCCGACCGTGCGGCAGAGCTTAAGCGACTGACGGAAGAAGGTAAGCACCGTGAGGCTTACGAAATCCAGATGAAGGAGCTCTCCGAGAAGAATACAACCCTGGAACAACGGAACATCGAACTTACACGTAATGTGGAAGTGCGACAACTGCTGGGGACGTCTGAATTCCGTAACGATGCAGCTCGTGAGATGGCCTTTAAGGAAATCACCGGCGAGTTGACTCGGGACGCGAATGGTGTCTGGATGCACAAATCGGGTATCCCGTTGAAGGACTTCGTGAAGACCTTCCTGGATAACGAAGCTAACTCTTTCCTTTTGAAGCCGAAGACTAACAGCGGCGGTGGGTCGGGCGGTGGCGGCGGTGGAAATAACGGCGGCGGAGACACGAACAAGTCATTGTTCTCAATGCCTCAGGCCGAAGTAATCAAACTTGCTGCTGAGGGAAAACTCCCGAAGCGCTAATAAAGGATATATACGATGATTGTTACAAATCTGCCAGGTGCCGATACTTTTGCCCTCCAGAGTGCAATCGGTGCCTATACCGACGAAGCCTACACGAATGCCAAGAAGCTTTCGGGTACCGGCATCGTCGGCGACAACCCGATGATCGACCCGAACACTGAGACTTTCGTGGGACAGCTGCGCTGGTTCAAGCCGCTGAACCCGACGATCAACGTGGCTTCGCTGACGGCTCCTGCCGATGGTGCCAAGACCTCGTGGGCCTCGGACTACCTGAAGTATGTGAAGAGCGTACGTACCTACGGTGCGGAACGTGTCAACATGCAGCAGGTCGTGGCTCAGCAGGACGGTCTGGCCAAGATCGCTCGTGACTTCGCCGAGACGCGTGCGCAGGATGAGCACAATGCCATTCTGTCGGTGCTGAAGGGTGTGGCCATTGCGGAAGCCCTGAATGGTGCCGCCAATGGTTCGGGTCCGGCTGTCGGTCTGGGTGGCCAGTCCTTTGCCAACGATCCGAAGGTGTACAACTACGGCTTCTATGTGGATCTGGGTGCAGCACAGCCGGTCATTCCTGCGTCGGCAACGGCACAGGGTGCGGCTCGTGCCGAAGGCTTCCTGAATGCACTGGGCATGGCCTACAAGGACTACGAGCCGGAGTACTGCTACCTGGTGACTTCGCCCGCGATCATGGCTTCCCTGCGTTCCGCCAATCTGGTGGACCAGGACGGCGTGGTCGATGGCAACATCAAGTTCGAGACCATTTTCAAGGGCAAGTTCCGCTTGCTCCTGACGCGTGCCAATCAGTCGCTGTCGACTGCCGAACTCGCGATGATCAACACCGGTGCTGGCGTGGATATCGTCGGTACCAAGACGTCTTTCATTGTTCTTCCCGGCGCAATCGCCTTCAAGCCGCTCGCAGTGCCTGATCCGGTGGAAATCACCCGCAACGGCAATGCCTACAACGGCGGCGGTGTGACGAGCATCTGGAACCGTTGGGGCTACGTTCTGGCTCCTGCCGGTTATGACTGGACTGGTCCGGATACGGCCTTCCCGAATGACGCTACGTACATGGGTGTACATGAAGGTTCGACCTTCGGTCCCCTGACTGGTGTCACGACCATCGCGAACGCGCGTGGTAACTGGACTCGCAAGGCGGCTTCGGCACTGTCCCTGGGTATCCTGCCCGTATTCCACGCCTAAGAGAGGTGCCCTATGGCTCTTGAGAAGGACGTCAACAGCTATACGACGGTAGCTGAAGCTGACGCCTACTTCGCTGATCGGCTGGGTTCTGAAAAATGGACTGCTGCTGACAACGCGAAGAAGGAACAAGCTCTGATTACCGGCAGTAGAGCGTTGAATGACTATCCATGGTCTGGTTCCGCCAAGAGCACAACGCTGGCTTTCCCGAGGACGGGGTCATATTACGACCCCGCTCTTGGATATGATGTGCCGATGGACCCGGTCCCACAGAGGATCATCACGGCATCGCTAGAGCTGGCACTGCACCTACTCACTAATCCTGGAGTTCTCTCAGCACAATCGTCTTTCGACTCGATTACAGTTGGTGATATTAGCCTAGATTACAGGTCAACGATGCCGTCGGCACCGCCCGTGGTAGCAAAGATCATTCGACCGTTGCTAATTGCGGGAGGTAGTGCCGGAGACATCTGGTGGAGGGCTAACTAATGAGCTTACGCGCCTCCATCCAACAAGGTGTTGACGAGGCATTTGACGCTATTGATGACATTGCCAAGATGGTGACATTTATACGTAAGACGGACGCAGGATTTGACTTCTCATCTCGTGAAAAAGTCGACCCTGAATCCTGCTATGTTGTGTGTAAGTGTTACGTTCGAGACACCGAGGATAACTCGGAAGTCATCAAGAAACGTCTGATGCTTAAGACGATCGATATAGGCGACATCACTGCCTTTGACAGCGTCGAGATTGATGGAATAAAATACCGACTCGGGCCTAACCCGAGAGATGATAGCTTCGTAGTGTATGTGGATGTGTACAATGGGTAAATATACAAATGCAGAAGAACAAGCTTATTCTGTGTTCGCCCTGGCGGAGTGGAAAGCCGAAGACATCCTGACCTTTCCTGCGAACTACGTCGGCAAAGACATCACAAAAGACTACATACGTGTGCAAGTAATACCTTCAGGTGAGGGCGTCAACCGTATCTCGGTCTCAGGGATCCTTATGGTTGATATCTTCGTGGAAGCCGGAAAAGGCACCAAGGCATTAACAGACATAGCCGACAAGTTAGATCTTTACCTTTGCAATAAGTCCTTCAAGACTAGTGGACCGTCGGTCACACAGCTGTTCAATAGCAGCCTGCAATTGCGAGGTCTAGATCAGGATAACCCTGGGTTATACCGAGGGGTGTATTCCATTCCGTTTATCTATACTGAGGTTCCACAATGAATCATATTTCCTCGATCGGCGCAGGCATGTTCTCGGATCTTTCCGTGCATGTGCCGATGGTCGATCTCACTGCCGCCGAACTCTTCCAGCTGGACACAGCCGCGGAGTTCCAGGCCCTGTTCACTACCGAGATTCCTTCGGTGGCGGGCATCAAGGCCACCGGCACGTTCGTACGCCTTCGCAACGTCCGCGAGTTCCCGTCCATGGGTACTCCTCCGAACGTTGTCAACGTTCCCGTATACGGTCAAAAGACTTCCCAGCAGATTCAGGGCCAGGCGGATGCACCGTCAATGGAAATCACCCTGAACTTCGTCCCGTCCGACTGGGCGAAGGAAACTGGCAACATCCTGGGCAACATGGTCGGTGATGGCAAGAGGTATGTGTGGCGGTTCTCGCTGCTCAACTCCGAACCCACTGGCGCTGGCCCAACGAAGTATGCTTCCACGGCGGCTGGTCTGGGTACTGTCGAGAACAGTCAGTACTACTGGAACGGAAAGCTGGATGCTCTTCAGGTTACGCCGAATCTCACGGATTCGAACCAGTCGACCATCACGCTGACCCTGCAGTCGGCATTCTTCGGCGCATACACCAGCGCACCGGTGTAATCATCCAGGGGACTCTTCACATGAGGAGTCCCCTTTATTTTAGGACATACAATGAGTGACGAAAGGCCCAAACCCTTCAGCATGGGGTACGTTCTTCGTGTGACTGCAAAGCACATGAGGAAATCGATTGACATCAGTATCCGGAAGACCTTCGATCGCACTTCTGAATTCATGAGTGACGAGACAAAGTCAAAGGAACTATTCAAAACATTGGCGCATCTGCATTCGATGCGTAAACAGCTGGACGATTTCCAAGCTGCACATTCGGAGGATTTCAAAGGTGAGTGAAGTGACAAATGGCATCAAGGCACTGGTGGGCGTCCGCCAGAAGAAGAAGTACAAGTTCATGGACAAGGACTTGGACATCCAGAAGCTCAGTTATGCTGAGGTGATGGAAGTCAAGTTGAGCGCTGAAGCCGCCCAGAAGGAAGGCAATAGCGAAGAGACTGGCTTCGAGCTACTCAAGACGGTCATCCGCAAGGGTGTGGTCGGTGGAAGTGAACTGACCGATGATGATTTCACCACGTTCCCGCTCGATGAGCTGTCGAAGCTGTCCAACCAGATCATGGTATTCTCGGGCATCGCCGGTGAGGGTGTAACGGGAAAATAGTGCTCTCAGATGAAGAGATCAACATCTACGAGTTGGCTTTTTGTCTGGGAGGCATTTCGGTTTATGACCTCCTGGCCCGTCCTTGGGACGAGGTAATGGGATGGTTCAACTATTTCGACCGAAGACCTTACCAGTGGCGTGATGATGACAGAACCTTCAAACATCTTCAAACACAAGGTGCTAAGGATAAGCCTTGGGCCTACTTCTCCAGTCTACAACCGATTTATAATCCACCAGCTGCCAAACTCGAAGGCAGAATCAGCACGAGAAATCTGAAAGGTTCATTGATGTTCCAGAAGATGCTTGCTGCCAAGGGTGGAGATAAGCTGGAGGTGCTAATTGATAAAAATGACAGTCCAGGGAATCAACGAGACCTTCCGCCAGCTACAGCTGGACGCTAAGGACGAGGGATACTCTGGAACGCTCAAAGTAGTAACTGTAATGACACAGGCGTTGCGCAATGCCACGCCCGTCGATACAGGTAAGGCCAGAGATGGCTGGGGAATTCTCCCCATTGGGGACGACTTTAAGGTCTATAACAACGTTGAGTATATCGATAAGCTCAACGAGGGAACCTCTAAACAGGCTCCTGCGAACTTTATCGAGACCACGGTTTTGCTATTCGCAAAGCCATTGGGAATGATCGTTGATCATGAATAACCCGCCCTAACACGGCGGGTTTATTTTGGAGAACACATGGCAGTAGTAATCAGAACCGTATCCGACTCAAAGGATGCACAAAAGGATCTGTTGAACCTGCGTCAATCGGTAGAGGGTATACAGCAGAGTGCTGAAAAGGTCAGTAAGACATTTGTCACACTGGCCTCGGTAATAACCGCTGGTTTCGCTGCACAGGCTGTCTTAACTGCATTTACGCGCACGACAGATGCCATGACCAATATGAGCAACAAGCTCAAGGTCGCCACAAAGAGCCAAGAAGAACTTAATTACGCACTACGTACCACCAGAGCCATTGCAATCGCAACGCGTACCGATCTCGGTGCCACTGCATCCTTGTATAGCAAGATCTCTATAGCCAGCCAGTCCCTGGGTGCTTCCCAGGCGCAGGTTGCCGCTGTAACCGCGACCATTAACAAGTCCCTGGCACTGTCCGGTGCAACTGTTGATGAAACTCGTTCAGTAGTCCTTCAGATGGGTCAGGCCCTGGCCTCGGGTAAGCTCGCGGGCGATGAGTTGCGTTCAGTGATGGAAGCGGCTCCGAACCTGGTACGTGAGATTGCTGCAGGCTTGGGCACGAGTATTGGTCAGATGCGCAAGCTGGGTGAAGCCGGTGCACTGACTGCAGACAAGGTATTCAATGCCATCCTACTGCGTAAGAAGGGTATTGATGATGCGTTTAGCTCAATGGATGTCACTTATGCTGGTGCCTTTCAGAACCTTAAGACAGCATTCACGCTACTATTCGCAAGTGTTAAAGAACAAATATTCGGCACAGGTGGTTCTTTCGCCGATACTATAAATGGTTGGGCTAAGTCCATCGCGAAGTTCGCAGCCACGTTCAGGCTGCAACTCTTGTATATGCGACTGCGTATGTACATCTTCGTTGGTGATGTCAGCCTGCTATTTTCTGACATGTGGCAGACCATTACCAACGGTGCCACCAATTTCTATCACGGACTCATTGGAATCATCACCAAGATCTCTCCAGCCATGGGTGCCATGCTGACCAGCATCACAAGCTATGCAAAGAAAGCCGCATCGTACGTAAAGAAGGTTTACACCGATTTTGTTTCCAATTTTAAGATATCCGGCATCACCAATGCTCTCAAGGGATTATTCAAGACTGTAATCACATCCATTCGCTCGGCGCTCACCAGTATCCTCAGCCGAATTGAACCCATTGATGTGACCAAGTACTTCCCAGGTATGGAAAGCATTGTCAACTTCGTCAGAGCCATAGTGATGAGGGTTGAGAGCTGGTTTGCCTGGCTCTATGACAAGGTCATTGGTCACTCTTGGGTGCCGGACCTGATCACTGGCATTATCAAGTGGTTCAAGAAACTACTTGGCTCGCCGCTGTCCAGCGTCAAAGAATTCGCCAAGAAGATCGATATGTCTTTTGCCAATATCGCCGGTCTAAGCACGTTGGCCATTGGTATTCCAATCTTACTCAAGTATCGTTCTCATATCGCCATGATTACGACAGCTGTGGCGGGTCTCACTGCGGCCTGGTTCACCTTCAAGGCATTGTTTACCAAAGACGGCAAGATTGACTTCGACGTGGACAATATTAAAGATCGTTTCACGAAGATGTTTGAGAACCTTCGTAAGAAGGCTAGAGATATCTGGACTAGCGGTCGTAAGAAGATGCAAGAGGAGGCACCTGGAAAGAGCAGGGTGGCCAATGTCGTTATTCCTATAGCCGCTGCACTTACGGCAGCCTTAGCATTCAGTCTGCGTAAAGTCTTTGGTGCTGGCGCAATATCCACAGCACTGGTCGCGCTATTGACTGCTGGATTCACCACCTCGATGGTTAAAGCATTTGGCGCTCCTGCTCTGTATGGGCAGTTTGCTAAGCTTGCACTCGGACTGGTAGAGATACTCAGGAAAGGCCTAGATACTATCCTGGGAGGTAACGCCATATTCTCACCGGCGGCCCTTCTGCGTATTACTGCCGGTGGCATGTTGGCCTTTGAATCAGGTCGTGAAGCACTGACCAAGATAGCCGGTAACGTACTGTCAATGCCTGCTCGGGGTCAGATCAACAGGGCTGATACTAAGGATCTAGCAGATACGCGTAAACAATTAGCCAGAGTGGAGAAATCCTTAAACCAGAAAGTGTTCTTCCCAGGTGAAGAAGACAAATTGAAGGCCAGTCAGCAAGACTTGAAAGATCGTGAGAAAACACTGTCCTCTCGCACTTCAGAATACCGTGCCAACGCCAGAGCCGCCCGAATGAACTTCGTAGGTGGTATCGGTGGATTGATCGGTGGTGTCGGCGGTCTACAGCTGGGTGCCAAGATCGCAGAAAGTATGGGTAACTCTCCTGCCTGGTTGAAGCTAGGTGCCACATTGGCTGCTGGGTTTGGTGGTGAGGCCGTCGGCTCTTTCATGGCGATTGGCTTTGCCAAAGTTGTGGAAAAGTTCCTGGCAATTATCTTCGCCAAAATATTCTATGATAAACTTCTCAAGCCGTTGGCTATATGGCTCAGCGTAAATTTCCTCAGGGGTCTGGGCATAGTCTTTGTGGAAGGCGCAGCCACTATGAGTAGTGGCATGGTGCTAGCACTTGGCGGTGGCGCTGTACTGATTGGTGCAACCATCGTTGCGGCCTTTACTTGGGCAATAAGCAAGTGGGCTAAAGAAGCTGGTAAAGCCAGCGCGAGGTTCCAAAAAGAAACTGAGTCGATGACGTCGACTGAACGTGCAAGTGCATACGGGTTGTACAATAATCCTTGGGATATGGCTGGACCGGGTATATACACCTTCGAGAAGAAAGCTGAAGGCGGTTACATCAGTGGTTCCGGCACAGGTACGTCTGATTCCATTCCTGCCATGTTGTCCAACGGCGAATTCGTTGTTAACGCAAAGGCCAGCAAGCGCTACGGTAAGTTGCTAAACGCTATCAATAGTGGTAAGTCCGTAAAGGGCTTTATGGGTGGCGGATCTGTCGGAACCGCCGGTCCCGGTAGCGTAAGCTATATACGCGTCAAGTATGATGCACCGGACAGCAAGTTCCAAGCAGCCATCAAGGATTTCGTGGAGGCTGTGAAGAACAACACGAAAGCATTGACCGAAGATAAGACCGAGGCTTATGGTTTCAAAGATCTTCCAAAAGACATTGCTAAAAAGTATAACATTCCTCAAGAACGCTCAATGGAGTCTGTCGCTAAGACTTTGGTCTTCGTGGCGGATAAGCAACTGGAAGCTGCCAACATGTTCCTGGGGCTGAAGCTGGATGAGTTTACCTGGGATGCTAGTAAGATGTACGGCAGGGTCACAGATAAAGCACAGAGTATAAAATTCCCACCAGCCGTACTTAAAGCTATGGATACGATGATCCCCAAAGATCTTCCTGGCAATCTGGTTCAGTTCGATGCTGCTGTTCGTAAGGGCGGTGCCCTATACGGTATCGTAGAAAAGGTGGGGCTGTGGGAACAAGCCATGGCTGCCTTTGACGCGGCAGATGGTCTAGTGGATGGCGTCATGGCAGCTGGTAGTATTCTCGCAAAAGGCGCAGCCGATGTCGCCGCCACCACCATAGCACCCAACATCGAGCTACCAACTTCGCCGGATGGTAAAACTCCTGAAGAAGTGGCAGCAGAAGCCAAGGCAGAGAAAGAACGGGAAGCACGTACACTTCGGTATAGATTTGCCAATGACACAGATACCACTGCTGTACTTCGGGATGCCGCTTCGGCCATTAACAGACTAGGTGTTGCCAAGAATGTAACTGGTGCTTCTCTGAAGGGAATTGATACAGACACACTGGACGTGGTCTTCAAGAGTCTGGACGCGATATCTGGATTTGCGGAACGTGCCAAAGGTAAGGATCCCAACAGTCGTGCGCAAATGGAATTGCGAAGTGCCACTAAGACATTCAGCAATGAAATTCTGGAAAGACTGAAAGAAGCCAAAGCAGCCAATCAGCTAGGACCAGGCATAGTACTCCCTGCAGATACTTGGACGCAAGCCCTGGAAAAGATCAATGCCGCCTTCAGTGATCTCAATGTAACAGCCGAAGACTTTGCTGCCCTGAGCATGGAGAATCGGTTGTTGCTTATAGGTCAAGCTAAGCTGGCCACTGATACGCGTACGGAGCTTGAAAAGGCTGCATCTGACCAGGATTCTCCGACAGCCGGTCTATTAATCCGTAAGGGTGAGTCCACCAAGAACTTCGCACAGAATATCCTGTCCACGATCAGGACACCATTCGCCAACCTCAAAACATCCCTGGATAAGATTGGTACTAACTTTGATGAAGCATCTTTCAATGCACTCAGTGGTTCACCAGAGATGTTTAAGCTGGAAGCCACGGTAAGAGACCTGGTTGCTGTCAATGAGGCTCTCCTGCGTACTGGTTCAGGTGCGCTCACGGGTACCGCGCGCGCGAGCACGCAACAGCAATATCAGGCACTCACTAAGGTCATTGACGATCTCCAGGCATTGGGCAGTCGTCGATCTCAGACCAAGCCGGATCAAGTGGCTCTGCAGGCAGGAGATGCTGGAGTTGCCTTTGATAAGGCAGCTTACAATATGATGGATAACATGACTCGAACGCTATATTCGGATCTAATCGATGCAGCCATCAAGTCTATGCAAGCAGCTGAGGCATCTCAAGATGAGGGTGCCAGAGCCAAGTTCCAGAAAGAAGCACAGAAATATATTGAAGACGCTAACAAACTAAATGATAAGTATTCATTGGAAGTCAAGAGCCGCGCTGAAGAGGCCGGTGATTCCCTGGGAAGCTCCATGTTGGAAGGCTTCAAGGACTCCCTTGGCAATCTGATGAAGACCGGTAAGCTAAGCGTGAAGGGCATTGTCGACAAGTTCGCCAACGGTATCATTGACAGCTTTGTCGATGGAATGGTCAGCCGTTTCGTCGGTGAAGATTTCTTCAAGAAGATTGGTGCTGCTGTATTTGGCATCTTCGGTGGCAAATCGGGCAGAGGCGACAAGGGTACACTGCCTGGCCCTTATGGGTCTGTGGGTGGTGTTGCCGGTGAAAGACCCAGTGGTATCTTGGCACCGACTGCGGCTGCCATGACTGCTGCTGGTGCTGCGACTGCCGCTAATGCACCTGACTACTTCCAGAAATTTGACTCCACCAATATCGATGCAATGGCAGAGAGCTTCAAAGGCATAGATGGCGTATTGAGTGAAGTTACACCCGATATTACAGCTTCGCTTGGACCTACTGGCATTTTCAGTAGCATTGGTGATTCTTTCATGAGTGGTCTTTCAGGCATCTTTGGCAAGATTGACTTCAGTAAAATACTGTCCAGCATCGGCGGATTCTTTGGAATGGCCGAGGGTGGCAAGGTGTCTGGTCCCGGCACTCAAACATCTGACTCAATACCAGCAATGTTGTCTAATGGCGAGTTTGTGGTTAGTGCCAATGCAGCCCGACGTAACATTGGACTGTTGACGGCTATTAACTCTGGACAAGTTCGTCGCCTGGCTGAAGGCGGTGAAGTAACTCCAATTATGATGTCACCTCGTACTATGGACATTGCGGAGTATGCCAATAATACACCGGCACAAAACAATGCCCAATTCAATATAGACTTCACGGGTGATATCTCCAGACAGACTCGTTCAGAGATGTACAAATTGGTACCGCAGATGGCGGATCAGATTAACCGATACAATCGAGAAAGAGGTAGGGCTTAAATGTACGGTATCCTGAATGGCGGAATCGTGATTGCTCAATTCGTTGCACCTATGTCGGTGTTTAGCAATCGTACAGAATTCCTCTCGGATACCCTTTCTCTTGACAGGAAAGCAGTTGCGACACTAGCACAGAGGTGGGAGATTGAAACCAACCTCATGCCATTGTCAGATGATGCCAACGACTTATTCGTTGACCTGGTAACGAAGGGGCATACCGAGCGATTTACTATTCGTGTTCCTCAAAACACCGGCGTCATTAGACGCAGAACAGCTGTGGTGACACCCATTGCCATCGGTGCCATGGGTTCTTCCACTGTGACAGTTTCAAGCAATGTAGGACTTATTCCCAAGGGGACATTCATCAGGTTCGATAACCATGATAAGCTTTATATGACCACTACCAATATGGAAGGTGATGGTGTGATGGGAATCTATCCGCCACTACGTTCTGACATCAATGCCTTGTTCAAACACAGAGACGACGTTGACATGTACTGTGTTTATGACTCATCAGTGATTTCCGGAATGGCATACACAGATGGCATTCTGATGGACGTGGGTGCCATCAAGCTGATTGAAAAACTATGATTCAGCTTAGTCCGAATGTCATGGCAGCTATGAAACAGGATCCTGTGAAAATGTTTCACATGGTTCGGGTCTATGACGCAAACCAAGTATACATCAGCACTACTACCTACTATGGTCCACTTACACTATCCAATGGATGGTCATATCAACCAGATGGCTTCCTCATGGAAGCCGATCCACCACGGATCTCCACACATGTTGATCGTGAACAATATACGATCAACCTTGCTGATCCGGGCATGATCGCAGGCGGTCTGATGTCTAGTTGGACAGGTAAAGACGTTGATTCCAGGGTTGGTTTCGTGGACCCTAATGGACAAGCCTATCTTGATATTGCAGACACGTTGCTGTTGTATGCTGGTGTAGTGGACAGTTCAGCATACAAGATTACACCGAAAGATACAGGCGAATCGATATTCCAACTATTGTGTGCCAGTCCAGTTGCTGACCTGGATCAAACTAAGTCTATATTCTTGAGTCGTGACTCGATACGCGGTCGTCATATTGATGATACTTGCTGTGACTTTGTCTACAGCGGATCGGCTGCCGTCGATCTTAAGTGGGGGAGAACCTAATGCCAATTCCAGTAATAGTTCCCATTATAATGACGATTCTTTCGACAGCCTACAGTATTTACCAAGCAAAGAAACAGCAAAAGAAGATGCGAGATCAGGCAGAAGCTCGTAAGGGTTTCGACATGCCTGTCAACGGCGAAGCCATTGCTCTTCCTGTGGTATATGGAAGAGCACTGATTGGTGGTGCCAGGGTGTATCATAATACCTCTGGTGACTTTAATTATGTGGCTTCAAATGCTGACAAATCACTGATGACTGGTCTCACCGCGGCTCAGCAGAGAGATCCGATATTCATGGCTGAGTATCGAAAGAGTCAGACCACGCCTAAGGTGCAGTTTAAAGGAACTCCTATTTCAGAAGGTACTCTTCTGGACCGGTCAATTGACGGTAAGAAGAATGCCTTCCTATACTTCCAGCAAGCACTTTGCTATGGTCCCATTCACGCTGTCCATGACGTGATCATTGATGAATCGCGTTATATCGATGATCCCACCATGGGTACGGATTTGTACTTATATAGTGGAAATGATATTGAAGCTGCAATGCGACTTGATTTCCACTATAATGGTGGTGCGGATAGCATCATCGCAGCTAACTTCAATGAACGCAGCGACGCTCAATTCCATGATATGGCATACATGTCCGGTGTTGCCAGGTTGGATCGTGAGAATCCACAATTCAACGGCACACCAACTATCCAGGCCCTAATTGAGGGTAAGTTGGTGAGACGGGTTGTCGGTGGTGTATTACAACCACCTGCCTATTCCAATGCCAGTCCCTGGTGTCTGTTAGACTATCTTACGAATACAATTTACGGAAGAGGCATTCCGTTATACAAGATCGATCTCGCCAGTTTTGAAGCGGCGGGTCTCCTGGCTGAAAAGATAGTACAGACTGCTGTGCCGGTATATGGAAAGATCTGGCAGCCCACGGATGAGACTCGGGACATTCGTACACGAGACTTGCCGCTGTATGAATGCAATATGACTATTGACACTTCCAAGCCTATTCGTGATAACATTGAAGCTATTCTGGCCACTATGGGTGATGCCAGGCTCATATGGGCCGGTGGTAAATATAAATTGCATATGCAATATCCGGCTACGAATGATGATATTCAATATGACCTCACCTTGGATGATAGCAATATCTTTCAGGAAGGTGATGTGGAGATCAATTGGCCCAGTGCCTCGGATAGACAAAACTATTGCACTGTTAAGTTTAACAATGAAGCCACTAACTTCAAAGATGATAGTGCATCCTGGCCACCTAAATTAAATCCAGCGCAACATGAAACACAAACTACCTTCATTGGTATGGGCGGTTTCAATTATGGATTTGGTACGAGTGGCAAGGGCTGGGATGACGATAAATCTGGACCTAAGCTACTCAACAACCTGGCTGTGTGGAATGGCAATGCTCCCACGACCGCCCTGGAATACCATTTCCTAATTCGGCCCAATCCTAATCCAGTACATTCAATTGAATACACGGGTGATGATGAAATCACAGTCGAAGTTACTGACATATTGACTAATATTGTCATCTATAGTGGCAGTCACAACAATTGGAAAACTTCCAGAGTCTCTGCCATCAATCTGGGACATCCCACTGAAGAGCGTATATACCGTATTAATCTTACGGGTAAAGATACTTCAGGTGAACAAGATCCGGATGAGGGTAGTCAAACAATTGGACGCGGTTTGGCAGTCAGGATTCTCCAGGGTAACTTTATATTCTGGACCACGCGCGAGCCTGCCTATACTGGTTTCCAACAATTGTCTTTGGACAATGCAATATACCGAGGACTATTGGCGGAAGATAATAACATGGAATTGGAAATGGAAGTCCAAATCCCTGGTATCAGTGATCGCTATCATGCAATGGCTAAGGCAGAAGAACTGGTGAGAACCAGCAGAGGTGCCGCATCTATCAAGTTGGCCTATCTGGTACGAGACAAGATCGTAGAGCCGGGCGACTTCGTGAAGATCGACAGTAAGCTATTGAAGATAGGTCCGGTTTATGCACGTGTCTCTGAAGCACAGATGCGACCGGACTTCACGTGTGAACTGCAATTGTCTATCTTTGATACCGAATTCTTGACCTGGTCAGCGAAGGATCATGAACACATCAAGCCACCAATTATATACAACTTTGCAATTCCTGCGCCAATTGAACTTCTTTATGAACCCAGCCCAGCCGGTATTATCGGCTCTTCCGGTAGACTGTCCTGGTCATCGCCGGGCTTCGTAGATGTAGAGACTTACATTCTATATGCGCACGTCCAAGGTGACAATCTCACGGTTGACGGCGCACCGGTCTTTAAGGAGATAGGGCGCGCCAATCAGACTTATTTCAACCTTCCACAACTTAATGGGCAATACGCATTCTTTGGCGTACGTACACTTGCCAAGTCTGGTAAGTACTCGCAGATCACTTATCTCGGTACTGATGTAAACGATCTCGGCGAAGCTGTCGTGATCGGGACCGACCTGGATCATACTTACAGTAGATTTATGGATATAGAAGCATCTGGATTGGGATTCCAGCGCATATCCTCAACGGGATTGACGACACCGGCAAGTATTACACTTACGGCGGTACACGATGGCTTTATCATGCCACACTTCGAGTGGTACATTGATGATGTCCTGGTCGTGGGTCATGACAATCCTCTATTAGTGTTACCATCGTTTAACGACGTGGATCATAAGCGTATACGTCTTGTGATGTTCAATGATGCCAATTACCAGGATTCCCTGGAAGATAAAATTGACATTCAATTTCAAGACATCGTAATACAGAGCAGTCAACAGGTAGTTCTCTACAAACGTTCGACTACTGTACCGACCACGCCATCCACGATAACGACTTATACATTTGCTACAGGAATTCTATCGGGTAAT